ATGTGATTAGAGATTTAACAGGTATCAAAGGAGATATGAACGCTAAGCCTAAAATTGAAGAAGTAGAACAAAAATCTACTAATTCAGAGGATAAGCAACAAAACAGAATCATTTCTACATATGAGATTACCTCTCTACTAAGCAATTACCAAAAAGGGGTACTTTCAAAAGAAAATGGAATACTACTTCTAACGTCAACTGGAATGAGTAAGCAAGAAGCAGAAGCAATGATTAATAAAACGGAACAATTGGTGAAAGAAAATGAGTAATGAAGTTTTAGAACGTATCATTGAAACGTTTGAAAAAGATTTAAAAAAATTAAATATACAAGCAACATCTTATATTGATGTTAACGAATATGCAGTGGCTTTAGGAGAAATCCTAACCACTGCTTTTAATTTGCATATTACAGAAAATCCTACACCTATTATCAAAGAAATACTCAACGACAGACTGAGAGAGAATCACAGACTAATTACTGATTTTGGAACGATAGTACAAGAAATACTTAACAAAAAAGCAAAAATCGGACTAGCTGTTCAAATTCCTAAATTAAACCAAAGTAGGATTGATGGTTTGGTTGGGAGATTGACTGGAGAGGACTTTGAGGAGTCAAAATGGTTGTTAGGTTCTCCTATAGTCAATTTTAGTCAAAGTGTTGTAGATGACATGATAAGAAAAAACGCTGAATTTCATTACAATTCGGGACTTAAACCTAAAGTGATTAGAAAAGAAGCGGGGAATTGTTGTAAATGGTGCAAAAGTTTAGTCGGAACATATACTTATCCGGAAGTACCAAAAGACGTATATAGAAGGCATCAAAATTGCCGTTGTACCGTTGAATACTTCCCTAAAAAAGGTGTAAGACAGGATGTTCACACTAAGCAAATAAAATTTGATGAAAAACTATAAAAATTTGCCCTACCGCATGGCACTAAACTAGGTTGGTTGAAAGGAGCGACTGAATGGCAAAATTTGGTAAACAAACTCCTACTCAATCGGTGATTTTAGACTATAACGAAAGTAGATATCAAGAAGCTGTAGATCTATATCAAAGAACAGGATTATTAATTTATGATTGGCAGTTATATCTTTTAAAAGACATCATGGCAGTTGATGAAGAAGGACTGTGGACGCATCAGAAATTTGGATATTCGTTGCCACGTCGTAATGGTAAGACTGAGATTGTGTATATTCTTGAGATTTGGGCTTTACATCAAGGAATCAACATATTACACACTGCGCACAGAATTAGTACCTCTCATTCATCATTTGAAAAGGTTAAAAAATACCTTGAGAGGATGGGATATGTAGACGGTGAGGACTTTAATTCCATTCGTGCAAAAGGTCAAGAACGAATTGAACTATATGCCACTGGTGGAGTTGTTCAGTTTAGGACTAGGACTAAAAATGGTGGACTTGGTGAAGGTTTCGACTTAATGATAATCGATGAAGCACAAGAGTACACGATTGAACAAGAATCGGCTTTGAAATATACCGTAACTGACAGTAAGAACCCTATGACAGTAATGTGTGGGACACCTCCTACACCAGTGTCAATAGGGACTGTTTTTACTAAATATCGTGAAGCTTGTCTATTCGGAAAGAGTAAATATTCAGGATGGGCGGAGTGGTCTGTAAAAAACGAAAAAGAAATAGATGATGTTGAAGCTTGGTATAATTCAAATCCCTCACTAGGTTATCACTTAACTGAAAGGAAAATTGAAGCTGAGCTTGGTGAAGATAAGCTAGATCACAATGTTCAACGTCTAGGATTTTGGCCGTCATTTTCTCAAAAATCTGTAATCAGTGAGAGGGAGTGGGACGGACTGAAAATAAACGGAAAACTTGATTTTAAAGGTAAGTTATTCGTTGGTGTCAAATACGGTAATGATGGAACTAACGTAAGCATGAGTATTGCTGTTAGGACTAATGATGAACGTATTTTCATTGAAACCATTGATTGTCAAAGTTTAAGGAATGGGAATATGTGGTTAATTAACTTCTTGAAAAACGCTGATGTAGCAACCATCGTTGTGGACGGTGCAAGCGGTCAGAAAATGTTAGAAGAGGAGTTAAAAGACTACAAGATAAGAAATATTATCTTACCAACTGTTAAGGAAATAATCACAGCTAATTCAGTTTTCGAACAAGGTATATTCCAAAAGACTATTTGTCATAATGGTCAACCATCGTTAAGAAAAGTAGCTACTAACTGTGAAAAACGTAGTATCGGTACTAACGGTGGTTTCGGATATAAGTCACAGTTTGATGATATGGATATTTCGTTATTGGATAGTGCATTGCTTGCACACTGGGCTTGTCATTCTATCAAGCCTAAGAAAAAACAAAGGATAAGCTATTAATTAGCTTAAATTACCGAACGGTCGGGTAAACCGGATAAAAGGAGAAGAAAAATGACAGAATTTAAAGCAATTGAAACTCAAGAACAATTAAATGCGATTATCAAAGCGAGATTAGATCGCGAGAAAGAAAAGTACGCTGATTATGATCAATTAGCAGAAAAAATTAAAAAATTAGAGACGGAAAATACAAGCTTGAAACAAACTATCACTGATAAAGAAACAAGTGAAAGCACAACAGCTAGTAAAATAGCTGACCTTGAAAAAGATGTGACTGCTTGGAAACAGAAGTCGCTTAAACAGCAAATTGCCATGAAAAATGGTTTACCTTTTGACTTAGCAGACAGACTTCAAGGAGATAGTGAGGAAAGCTTGAATGAAGATGCTGAACGTCTAGCATCGTTAGTTAATGTAAAAAATTATACACAGCCACTAGCAGATAAAGAACCTAATCTTGAAATAAATAGTGTCGATGCTGCGTGGCGTGATGTTGTTAAAAATTTAAAATAAAAGGAGAATAAAACATGACAGAATCAACAGCGATGAAACAAGGGACTTTATTTAGTCCAGAATTAGTAACAGAAATTATGAGTAAGGTGCAAGGCCGTTCAACACTTGCAAAATTAGCCAATCAACAACCTATTCCATTTAACGGAACAGAACAATTTATTTTCAATTTAGAAGGTAATGCACAAATCGTATGAGAAG